TTTATAAGCGGCTTTCTTAACCATGCCGCCTTTGTTAAAAGCTCCTTTGCCGTCGGTTTCGGCTTTTCTAGCAGCTACAGCTTCCTCGTATTTTCTTTTTCTGGCTTCTGATTGTCTTCTTCCATAACCACTTATCTTACTAAAAAATCTACTTAGACCTGTTTTAGTTTTATTCGCATCTCTATACGCTTGAGTATCTTTTTCCCCAAGAGTAAAATTTTTGTTCCCTGCTTTTATTTTACCTTTAACTTTTTCTTGAACTGCGTTGTATCGATCTGTTTCTGTTTTTATTTTTTCTTTTCTTTTTATTAGATCNGCCGCTTCTCTTTTTTCTCTGCCAATACGCCTTGAATCTGACTCGTTATCTCTACTAAGACCTCTTGGATTTCTATTATTTGAAGTTTTGCTATCTTTTAAAGCTGTTACTGTATTTGTATTTTTATTTTTATTTGTATTTGCTGCGTCTTTTCTTCTTTTTGCCGCCGCTTCATCTCTTTTTACACCTGCTGCATCTGATTCTTGCAACTTTGTAAACTGTGCATTTTTCTTTTTCTTTTTGTTCGCTCGTTCTTCAGCGCGTTTTTTCATTTCGTAATAGTTTTTTTCCGAAAGACTACCGAAACCACCTTTCTTGCCTCTATACCTATCTACCATTGTCTTATCCTTTAATAATATAACGCACGGTTGGTATGAGCTTTATACTGTCTATACTCTTTCGTGCCATAATAATCTTCAGGTTCATCCAATGATGTCTGGATATACCCACCTTTCCTAAAACGCATCAACGCCATAGACGTAGAATCCACATAGTCATCATGCTCCCCAGCAGGGAAACTTGCAACTTCTTCAATAACTTCTTCAGCCCACCGTGTCGGTGGATACCACACTCTACCTGAAGCAAATATATCTGATACTGCGTTCAGCCTAGATATCTTGTCATTTCCCCGTGTCGGTGTAAACTCCTGCACAGGTACACCCATAGAGCGTAACTCATATATAAGCGGCGCACCACTGGCTTTCTTCTCGATGATTATACTGTCAGGTTCCCATTCTTTATACTCCTCTAACACCAGACGTTTGAGTTCTGGGAACTCTAACCTATCTCTAATGGCGTTAAGCAATATGATATTAGCTTGCGGGACACCTAAATTTTGTTTTACTCGGTCAACTTCTTCCTCAGACTCATACTGATCAGGATGATCTGTTGCCTGATAGAATACTCCCCATACGGTACAAGCACTATAATCGGCACGGTTGTTTTTCTCGAACGCGGTATCCCATGACATCAGTATAAAGTCACAGGGCGGGGGTCGTTCCCCTTCCCACTCTTTCCACCAATCTCGTTTGACAATCGCGCTGGCCTCACTCGTTGGTTCTTGCTGATACTGCGCCATCCACTTACTGTGTGGTAACTCATTACGTAACTCAGACAATTCTTTTAACGACCAGAACTCAGGCCATAATGCGTTGCCAGAGGGCATAATTGCTGGAAATTCAATGACTTCCCACTCCTCGCCGTCGCGTTGCATACTGGATTTAAGCACTTGACCCGTCAAATCCCGTTTAGACCACCGTGTCATTACGACAACAATAGCACCGCCCGGTTGGAGTCGCTGTCTTGGGCCTGACGTATACCACTCATACGTCTTATCGTATATCTCAGGGTTTATCTCAGCCAGTGTAGCTTCTTGCTCTGAGTGCGGATCGTCAATAATTAACAGATCTGCACCTTTACCCGTTACCGCACCACCCACACCAATGGCAAAATAGTCACCACCTTTGCTCGTGTTCCATCTTCCCGCTGCTTTTGAGTCAATTTGTAGTGCTGTATTAGGAAAAATGTCCTTATATTCAGCCTGATTGACTAAATTACGCACTTTACGACCAAATCCAACAGCAAGCTCTGCTGTATGAGACGTTTGAATGACTTTTTTGTGAGGAAACTGCCCTAAAAACCATGCTGGGAGCAAATAACTCGCAAATTCCGACTTAGTATGACGCGGAGGCATGTTAATTATGAGTCTTTTGTTCGTTCCGTTGGCAACACGCTCAAAAGCCTCTGCCATAATCTTGTGATGGCGGCCCATAATGAAATCAGGCCACATTTTGTTAACAAACTCTAAAAAATTGGTCTTAGACTTCTCTTTTGTCAATAAAGTCTCGTAAGTCTGCAGGTCGTTAAATATTTCTTGCTGTTCTTTAGGCGATAACGTAGGTAATACTTTAAGTAATGCCTCTAAGTCACTGGTATCTAAGGATGGTGTAGGCATGTTGTACGCCCGTTTCGGTGCAACTGCGCTCATTTCTTACGATACCGCCGTGTTTTCTTGGCTATCTTCTTCGGTTGCTTGGCTACTTGCTTGCCTGCTTTCGTCGCTTTGCGTTTTGCTTTTGTTGTCGCTGCGTATTCTTTTGCGCTTAACGCTTTTATAGCCTTTTCGGGCAAGTATCTCTCCCCAGTAGCTTTCGCTCCCTGAGTAGATGGCTTACCAGACTTGGTACGCCACTTCTGTTTAGTCCATTTTTTAAGACTTTTTTGACTTTTTGCGAGTGCCACTGGCTTTCTTCTTTGCTGTTACTGATAACTCACTTAGATGATACAACCTTTGGCTGGTTTTACCATGTGTTTTGCCAGAATGCAGTTGTCCATTAGGCATCTTATGGCTGCCACCTTTCCACTCTGCCCCATCTTTCTTATAGTGTTTGACCCCTTTCACGCTCGATATCCCCCACCTGCTTTCTTATATGCTGTTGCCAACATCTGCGCTTTACGTGCAGACCATTGACCCGGATTACCGCCTTTGCCACCAGACTTAATCTGGCTAAATAGCCGTTTGCGTAGTGTGGGCTTAGTATAGTTACCTGCCGCGTTTACTTTAGACTTAGTTTTTTTCTTTACTACCATTTTACTACCACTTTACCTTATTGGCCCAATACGCTGCACTCATCTTGCCTTTAGCAATATTCTTACCGTGTCGTGCTTTGAATGATTTGCGCCGCATGGTTTGTGACCGCGCTTCTCCAGCTTTCGGTTTACCTGCGGTAGACACGCCTTGTTGCCCAAAGCGTATGGTTTTTACTTTGCCGCCTTCCCTAGCTACTACTATGTGGGACTTCTTCGGGTGACTCGGTGTCCTCTTTGGTTTGTTGTAACCACTCACGCCCGCTCTTTTTAGGCGGCTGTCCTTCGTCGTCCCCGTTGTCGCTACCATTTTGCAGTTCCTCTAGTTCGTTGAATTCTCCGTCATGCACCTGACTTTCCTTTATGCCCAGTATCCTAGCAATCTTATCTTTTATCGCATGTTCTAACGAGTCTGCTGTGTGATTGACCGTTATCTCAGTCTTCTCAGCAAACAACCCAACATCAGATATCTTGCCTAATAACTCTAATGCCCGTAACTCATGTTTCATATCTCCGCAACCTGACACCTCAACCAACTTGTTGGTCACGTATGTCCTCAGTTGTGCAGAATCTTCCACCACTTTTTTGTCGTATTCACTGAGTATAGTCCCCAGTTTTACCGCTGTATAGGTGTTAAACACTTGGGTAGGTGCAATAGTAGGTTTTGGTGCTGTCATTTTTATCGCTTTATCAGGATTATCTATAAGAGACTCCGCGTTCTTCATGTCTATCGAGTCTTCCCCAAACGCTTCGGCAAATATGTTTGTAGGGTCGAGTAGGTCAACGGGGGTTTGTTCGTCGTTTACGTCATGTGCCATACCCATGTCTTCTAAAGTCTGCGCGGTATTAGCAGCCACACGTACCGCATCCTTCAAATCTTGTTGTGTTTTTATCGCGTCTTTTTGTTTTCTGGGATACGTGGGGGGCATTGGTGTATCAAAGTCTGGGACAACGACGACTGCCTCTGGAATATGCGATTCCTCTGGCGTGTGTTTGTTTACAATGTTAAGTAATTCTGAATTCATATGAAATAATTTTTTGCCCAATCCGTGTTTATTTGATGACGGGGGGGTTTCTATATAGCGAAAGTAACACATTAGTTGGGAATTTCAAAATATTGGGAAATTAACGAGCAAACTA